GCACAAGCTGAGCGGAAGATCCTTGAATATTTCCGTAAGGAAGTCAAGGGCAAGAACCACGGTACTCTCTACATTCCTGTGCCAGCGCACATGGGTTCGAATGTAGATGTAAAACTTGAGGCCATTGAGAACAAGGTCCAAGAGGGCTCATTCGAAAAATATCGGACGGGCAATAGAGAATCTATTGCTATGGTTCACAGAGTTCCAAAGTCTAAGCTTGGTATTAGTGCTGGTGTAGCGGCAGCAAGAGAAGAAGATAAGTCATTCAAGCTACAGGTTTGCCAGCCAGAGCAGCGCAGAGTAGCTAAGAAGATAAATAGAATCATATCTGAGAAAACAGATATGTATTTATTTGAGTTCGAGTCGTATGACTTGCTGGACGCCGAAACGAATTCACGTATTCATGATCGGTATATTCGTCTTGGTATAGAAAACGCCAACGAAGCAAGAGCAGATCTTGGTCGTCACCCCCGCAAGGGTGGAGACAAGTTCGTAGATATGGCTGCTGAGTCTGCTGCGAAGATTGAACTGACACTTGCTCAGGCTGATTTGGCAGATGCTCAAGTTGGTATGACGAATGAGTCAGCTAAAACTGCTGGTCTAATTCCTACAAAGAATGCTGACGGGACAACAACTCATAAGCCAGCACCAGCAAAAGATATGTCATCTGGTGGGACTGGAACGCCAGGTCGTAGAAGACATACAACTGATGGATCACCTAGAAATGGGAATCCATTAGCAACGCCAGCGAGTGAAACGGCAGCAGCGGGATCACAAGCAGCAGGTGGATTTCAGGAGAAGTCTACTCGGCGTTAATTCGCAATAGAGCTATATTAGGAGTTTAATAATAGAATGCCAAGAGGTGTGTTACCTGATGCAGCCCGAGTTTTACCACCAGCAGGTCAGAAAGTATGGCTTACTGCTTTTAACGGTGCGTTAGATGAGGGTCAATCGGAAGAAGAGGCTTCGAAAGAAGCTTGGGCCGCTGTTAAAAGAGCAGGCTACGAAAAAAAAGCAAGTGGTAAATGGGGTAAAAGTATGGATATTAATTTAGAACTTGATGACAAAGGTTTTGTATTCTCTTCGCCTATCACAAAGATAGATGTTCAGAATAGAATTGTCGGAGGTTATGCCACCCTGGATAACATTGATAACGCTGGCGACTTGGTTGATGCAGAAGCATCTCAGGAAGCTTTCGGTAGCTGGTTCGGAAACATCAGAGAAATGCATAATAAGCAGGCGGTTGGTAAAGCCATTAAGTGGGAACCAAAAGTCTATAAGGATGATGACGGAACAGAATACAATGGTATTTGGGTAGAGGCGAAGATTTCGAAGGGTGCTGAAGATACTTGGCAAAAAGTATTGGACGGCACCCTCGGTGGTTTTAGCATTGGTGGAGCTACTTTAGAAAAGCAGCGGACTATTGTTAAATCTGGTGATGTTGATAAGCAAGTTTGGCGCATCACAAAGTACAGGCTTACGGAGCTATCACTAGTTGATGCGCCGTGTAATGGATTAGCCAGAATTTCATTAATCAAATCAGTTGATGGAGAAGTTGAAGTAGATGATATTGTTGCAGACGAAGTTATGAATACTGAAGAGGAAACTGATATTGAAAAGGCGGCACACGCACCTAATGAGGACGGGTGTTGCGAGGCAGAGATTCAGGCGACTATTGATGCCATGGTTAAGTGGCGGCAAAAGGAAATAGACGAAGAGGATGAGTACGCAGTTGCTCGTATCTCTGAGCTTTTGGCTAGCGTCAGATCTTATATGAGAGCGGAAATGTATGAGCATAAGCGGGCAGCAGATTCCGTCGATGCCATGTATTACTCTCTCGATGGAGTGAATGATGATCTTGCTAAGGCAGATATGGCAGCAGCAGACGCAAAGATTGCTGCTAAAGGAGGACAAACTATGGAAAAATCGGATGAAACTTTGACTGATAAAGAAAATTCTGATACCAATAGTGTACAAGAATTAACTGAAGAGGAAAGAAGTGTCTTCAGAAAGTTCGTAGATTTTCTAAAAGGGAACGAAGTTCGCACTGAGTCAAATGCCGGTGAGGAACTAACAACAGAAGGGGAAGGTGAAACACCGGAAATGAATACAGAAGATGTAACAAAGGCAATTGATGAGGCAACAGATGCGCTAACAAAGTCAGTGGACGAGAAGTTCACAGGTATTGGCGACTCGCTAACAAAGATTGCCGAGGCTCTTGAGAAGGTTGCTACCGCTGAGGCAGTAGAGACAGTCAAGACAGAGATTAAGACCGAGCTAGACGCTCTAGTAGAGCGTGTAACCACACTTGAGAATTCGGGTGCGGTGAAGAAGTCAGGTGAGGACGCTGGGAAGACCGGCGAGAAACTAGAGAAGAGTGACGAAGGATTTTGGGGAGAGACAATTCTACCCGAGTTCCTTCGCAAGTAATAGGAGGATTTGATGGCTACTACAGAAGAGCTACTTGAGAAGGTACTTACAACCACAGCGATTGGTGCTGCTGGCGGTGGTATTCTTAAGCCAGAGCAGGCTAACCGCTTTATCGACTACATGTGGGACGAGACAGCGCTAACCTCAATGGTTCGCAGAGTTAAGATGAATAACCCTGCAATGGAAATTGATAAGATTGCTGTCGGTCGTCGTCTAGCTCGTAAGGCAACTGAGGGTACAGATGATGGTCAGAACGTAGATCCTACATTCGCAAAGATTTCGATGACAACAGTGAAGATCCGTTTGGATTGGGAGCTAACAACGGAGTCACTTGAGGATAACCTTGAGGGCGATGCACTAGAGGATCACGTAGCAAGACTGATGGCAACACAGCTTGGAAACGATCTTGAGGATCTGTACATCAATGGTGATACAGGTTCAGGTGATGCGCTGCTATCTGCACTAGATGGCTTCATCAAGAGATTCCTAGCGGGAGCACACGTTGTTTCTGCTGGTGGAGCGAACCTAAACAAGTCTGTTTTCAACAAGGCTGTTAAGACACTGCCGAGAAAGTATCTGTCACGTAGAGGAAACTTCCGTTTCTTCACGTCACCGGGACTTCTACAGGATTTCATGAACGTTACAACTGACGCAACAGGTGGTGCATTCTTGAACCTTCAAGAGCGTGCCTATGGTGCTGAGGCTGTAACAGGCAATGGTGGAGGTTCAATCTTCCTTCGTCCATTCGGTGTTACACCTGTAGAGATTCCGCTATGGCCAGAGGACGTAGATGGTTCTTACTCAGGAGCAACAGGTGATCACGGTTATGGTGTGTGGACAATTCCGCAGAACATGATCGTCGGTGTACAGCGTGAGATTAAGGTCTACCGTGAGTACAAGCCGAAGAAGGACGCAATTGAGTACACAGTGTACACAAGAGTTGCGAACCAAATCGAGAACCTTGATGCCGCAGTAACAATTTCTGATATTGCAGTTTCAGACGCAGCTATCTCCTAATCGGAGTAGCGAATTGATTTAGCAGTTCAAGCTGCGCCTTCGGGCGCAGCTTTGCTATTTTAGGCTAGGAGGTTTTCATGAGAGAACGTAGAAAGAAGATGGCGGGGCAAGTTGTCTTCGATTACAAAGATTTATTAGATAAAAGAAAACATCGTGGAAAGACCCTGATCAAGATGAAAAAGGGTCCGATGACTTATACATCTGAAAATGGCACTCGCTTTTTTAAGGATCATCCGTTTCAATTAGTAGACGAGGCTGAAGCGGAGCACCTACTTGGTTTTAAAGAAACACACTTTGTGTATTTCGTACCCGCAACAGTAGAAGATGTAGAGGATTACTATGCGGATTAATGGCAGGGTTTAGAGCGAAATTTGAAGTTGATTATTCTGAGGTTGATACTGTCGTTGCATCCCTAAGATCAATAGGGAACGGTTTTTCTCATAACATATTAGAGCATGCAGAACAATCAGGAGAAGCTGTAGGAAATATCATAATTGATGCCATAAGAACACGAATGCCAAACTCAGGCATTGGTAACTTCATGGCTGATAGAACAAAGATTGAGGTAGAGACTTCTTCCAATAGGATTGATGTAATTATCTCAGGTATGACTGAATCGGAAGCCGGGCATCCCCCAAGAACTGACGGTTCGATTCCTAGAGTTTCATCTGGTGATGTAAATCTTTGGAATACACATGAGTTTGGTATCCCATCGGATGGCTCTTCTACAGAGGATCAAAACTATAAAAAAGATTCTGGTGGAGTAAGCGTCGTTCGTGATGGTACTGAATATGGTGTTGGTTCTCCATATGTAGGAGCCGTTAAAAAAATTGTAGATGGGTTGTCTAAGGAAGTTAAGAATCTTTTGTCGGCCTATAATGCAGTAGTCTCAAATACTTTTATTGCTGATGTTGTAGAAATAAAAACTGAAGGAAAAATAAAACTAGATAGAACAGCAGCATCAGCATTTAGAAGAGCGGGGATAAGCAATGCCACTCTTGCATCGTTGGGTGTAGCTAGTGCAAAGGTAACTAGCAGAGGCCAGATTCTTTTGTTTGGCCCAACACAAACTGGTGCAGCAGGGGCATTTGTAAGTGGTAAAGGTTTGATTCCAACGAAGATAACCAAGTAATTTGCAGTAGAACAACAAAAAGTCTACTCTCAGATATGAGGATTTGGATGGGCTAAGAGCCAAAATCCAAGAGGACTTATTTTTTTTAGGAGGAAATAATGGCACGACAGGTTAAGAATATTCTAGTCGGCGTAGGAACAATCAAGCTCTCAGGAGAGCTAGATTCGAACCTATCCCCAGCAACACCGCTGGCAGATATGGGATTCACAGTAGATGGTGTAGAGGTAACGCTTGAGCCAAACATGGTAGATATTAACGTAGACCAATTCGGTGACGCTGCTAGACTTATCGAGCAGTCAATTAAGGTGATGATCAAGACGACACTTGCCGAGGCAACTCTGGCAAATCTAGCTATTGCGTGGGGTCGTCCAGACGCAGCTTACACAGCAGGAACATATGGTGGAACACTTGAGCTAGGTGTAAATGAGACAGGTAAGCCGACCGAGCGTCAGCTTCAATTCATTGGTACTTCGCCAGAAGGATTCGATCGTACATACACATGCTGGCGTGCAGTATCCGTCGCTTCGTCAGGTCACTCATACAAGCGTTCAGAGGCAACTCTGTTCCCTGTAGAGTTTAGAATTCTGCCGGATGCTTCACATACTGGACAAGAGTATGGAACAATTGTAGACGCTGAATCGTAATTGATATAAGCTGAGAAAATTGAATACTTGATATGAGCCTAGGTTTTACTGCCTAGGCTCTATCATTTATTATCTAGGAGAAGAATATGGACAAGCATAATGTTAGAAAAGGCGAACTTGTGGTTTTCGCTGATGAGCAAGAGAGATTAGTTAAGCCACTGACTATTCGTCAGCTAAGAGACTTCGTAAAGATCATTGATAAGATGGATCAAGAGAAGTTTGGTACGGCTATGAATGATGAGGATATCGACACCATGATGGATGCAGCATCCATCATTCTTAAGAAGGTAGATCCAGAACTAGCAGCGGACAGAGAGCGACTAGAGGATTCTATTGATCTTGATGTATTTGCTAAGCTAATGAATATAGCAATGGGTCAGTCAAGCCCGGAAGAGTAAGCTCAGGGGATGGGGTCAAATTTGAGGATATACCTTTCTCTGAGATAGAGGCCGATTTAATGGTAAATGGAATCGGGGCCTGGAAGAATTTTGACGATATAGAAGAATATCTTATCCTTGATGAATTACTTTTATTATCTGAGCAATTAGGTAAAGCCAAAAGAAATGAGTTTAAAATGATGGCAGCAGTTCAAGGTATAGAAGTAGGCGATGATGAACTTTCTCAACCTAAATTCGATGGAGATTTGCCAAAGGAACTAATCGAGGCAGAGCGTGAATGGAAAAAGAAAAAGGAAGAGGAAGCAGACAAAGGACTTCAAGCTGAGTTCCTTGAATTTAAGATGGGATATGAGAAGGTGTAGTTAAAAAAAACTTGCTCTATACTTAGAGAGTAGTCTATTCCTTTAAATACGGGTGATCGTTTGAGTCAAGCAATTGTAATGCCCATCGTTGTAAATGTTGATGCTACATCAGCAATCAAGGGTGGGCAAGTAGTAGAGCAAATGGCGAAGGGCATAGCTAAGGCTATGGAACAAGCCAGTGCTTCTATGAATAAAGCACTAGGTGGGGGAGCGGTAGCTAGCAGCGCTAATAAACAAGCTGCTGCCATTGGTACAGTTACCAAAGCCCTTAATAAAAACATCACTCAGGCCCAGCTTGCTAGAGAGCACGGGTCCCTCTTGGCTAATGCCTGGAACGAGGGCTCAAAGGTTATAGATAATAGATATCTTAAGTCATTGAATGGACTTAAGGAAGGTCTATATCGGTTAGGTAAAGAGTTCGAGACAACATCGACTAGACACAATGGATATGTCAGATCAATGAATGACATGGACATGGCGCATACTCGATTCTTGATCAAGGGCAACTTAATCACAAGATATCTTGATAACACAGCAGATAAGTGGATCAAGCTAGGTAAGAATGCACAGTGGACTGGTCGCCAGCTTATGGTTGGTGTTACTGCTCCACTAGCTGCTATTGGAGCTACTTCTGTAAAAGCTGCCATGGAAATTGGTGCAGTAGATCTTGTTCTTAAGCGTGTACTTTCTACAGCTAGTTCAGACGATCTAAAGAAGCTTGATGATCAGACTCGCTCACTTTCTGAGACATATGGAATGACACGTGTAAGCCTGAAAGAAATGCAATCAGAGTTTGCACGTGTAGGCTTTAGTATTGAAAAAGTAGGTAAAGCCACAGAACAAGCTTCAGAGCTAGCAATTCTAGGTAAGGTTGATACTTCAGAAGCACAAAAGCTTGTGCAGGTTATGTATCAGGCTGGTATGTCTATCGAAACAGTAGAAGATCAGCTACAAAAATTCTTGATCATTGATCAGAAGACAAACATGAACATTAAGGATACTGCTGCTGCTCTAGCAGATGTATTCCCAACTACAAAAAGATTCGATGCTTCTATTACACAGACAGCAGCCCTTATGGCTGGTATTACCCAGGGTGGTCTGTCTGCCTCTGATGCTGCTCGGGCATTGAATAACGCACTTGTAAAGTTGCCTACTGCTCTTGCAAACATTGAGACGGGTTCAACAGGTGGTAAGCAAAGACTTAAGGACCTTCAGGAGCAAATCAATTCTATAGGAAAGCTTACTGGCGTACAGGTTAAGCTCATGAATAATGACGGGAAGCCTGCAACTGCTGTGCAAATGCTTTCTGAATTGGCAAAGGGATATGCTCTATTAGAAAAAACAGATCCCACAAAGTACGCAACATCTCTCAGAACTATTAGAGCATTGTTTGGTGGAGAAGGGGCTACAGAAGGTGGACAGCTTCTTGAGGCACTGTCTAAGTCAATGGATCAAGCGACAGCTAGCGGACAAGATCTTGCAATAGCAATGAACATTGCTAATACAGAAATTGGTGCATTCGCTCAGGAATGGTCAAAGCAGCTAGGTGTTGTAGGTGCTGATGAGACAATCCGTATTCAAGGTCTACTTCAAAAGATCGTTAATACTGGTCAGGACATTGGCAAGAAGCTTATTCCGTATGTTGTTGATCTTCTTGAGAATATAAAGAAAGTTATTGACTCGTTTGAGAAGCTTCCTGAGGGCGTAAAAAAGGCTGCGCTTACATTGCTGGTAGGTCTATCCGCATTAGGTCCAGTGATTTATTCTGCTGGTCAGGCGATGATCGTGCTTGGCACATCAGCAAAGGGTTTGATCTTCCCATTCCTTAAGCTGTTTGGTATATCCAAAACTTTTGGTGAGATGTGGAAGTGGACGCCTGAAGCCGAGGACGCACTTGTTCTTCTTAATGATGCATTTTCTAAGGGAAAAATAAGCATCAATGATTACAAGGTAACTTTAAAGACACTTATTGATGAAGCTTCTAAGACAAAGATAACTACTGAAGGTATCGCTACAGCAACACAGGCGCACACTGCTGCTGCTACTGCTAATGCTACTGCTATTGAGGCTCAGGCCACAGCACAAACGCACCTCAACTCTGTTGAGGCTGCGGGCATTGCTATGAAGCGCAAGGCTGCTGGTTCATTAAAGCATGAGGCTTTCGATTCGGGAGCGTATCTTGCTACTTTGATGCCTGGTACAGCAACAGCTAGCGCAGTTTCTTCTGAAGATGCTGCAATGTCATTAAGAAATAAGATTATCAGAAGAAATAAGAGAATTGGGCTAGGTAGAGGTAAAGACGTAAAGGAAGCTATTGATACCTCAATCCTAAAGCCTGGCCAAACAGATGCCAGAGTCAAGGATCTTGAGGCAATAATTGCTTCTTCAGACGATCAAATCAAGGCATTAGGTTCAGAGGCAGATATCAAGAATCTTGCAAGAAGACTAGCTCTTGGCGATATGGTGGACCCGGATCTTGATGCTGTAAATAATCGCATTGAGAGACTAGAGCGTCTTAGAAATAGAATGGCATCATTCAAGAAGACATGGGGATATGATGCTCCTGTAACTATTGATATGTCTATTGCTGATCCTGCTGAGGCTCTTGCAGACTTCGAGAACAGATTCTATAGATTCTCTGATGCTTTGAGAGATACATTGCGTGATATCTCTACAAATTCGGCTGGGTCAGAAGCCGCATCAAAGAGAATTGAGAGACTAAGAGGATCAATTCGTAGACAAAAAGTTACAACTTGGGATTCAACCCTTCGTAAGCTTGTGGAAAAGCCAAGTGGTGAAACTATCACTGCCGTTCAAGTTGATCAGTGGATCAAGGCAGCAGAGAAGTCAGATCTATCTGCACAAGATAAGTCAGCACTATTTAAGGATGCCCTTGAGCGTGCTGGCCTTAAAGCAAGAAGAGATGCCTTCCCGGCAAGAGACACTATTGAAGAAGCTGCTTCAGATATTGTCAGAGCTAGAGAAGCAATGACTACGGCAGATGATCCACGTCCATTGTCTTTTACAATGTTCGAGCATATTAAGGAACTAATTCATGATTCTTCAGGCCAAGGATTTATTGACGTATCAGAGCGGGAATATGATAGACAAATTGCACAGGTGCTAGAGGTAGCAAAAGCTGAGGCACAAGATGTTGATGCTCGGGGTAAAGGACTAGACCCTGTAGAGAGAATAAGCAAGAGCCTTTATGACATTAGAAAAGCTGAATTAGCTGGCAAAGGTCAAAAGGGCAGAATGAAGAAGGACCAAGGACTCACTGAAGAGATGGGGCGGGTTCTTCGTTCTATTACTGAATCATTCTCTCCTACTGAGGCTGCTCAATTCAATACCCTGCAACAGCGCTTGATCAAGATGGTCGAGACTGTTGAGGGTAAGAACAAGTATGTACTTGAAATGATCGAGAACGAGGTTTCAAGTGGGAGACACACAGCTACAAACACAAGTCTTTTGAAGGTACAAAGAAAAAGAATCCTTCGCTCACAGAGTGTTATGCGTGATGCGATTGCTCGCATTGTTCAAGATATTGCCGGTGGTATGGTGCCAGACAGCAATGATCTTGTTGAGATCCAAAGACAAGTAGGTCTTAGCAATGGTCTAAAGAGAACGATCAGAAATATCACGGGCAATACAAGATCTAAGTCTTTGGCTCCTGATTACTTTATTGGTGAATCACTCAAAGAACTGCTTGAGTTGGGGCAAGATGATAAGTCGGGAGAGAAGTATTTTGACTTTACCGGACTAGATAAAATTCTCGCTGAAGATGATAGAAGAAATACATTCTTTAAAGGATTTGCTGCACGCCCAAGAACTCCTAGAAAATTTGGTATGGGACAAGTAACTTCAGGAGAAATTGGAGCTTCGCCTAGAGGTGTAGATTCTATTGTTGCAACTGTAGTTGGCGACAAGATAAATAATATGTTCTTCTCAAAGAGCCTAGGTGAAAGAGAAACATATGTAGAGCGTGGTAATGAAAAGCTAGCAAATACATTTGGTATTCTAAGCAATAAGCTTACTAAGAAGAAGAAGGAAATCCACGCTGGTATGTCTGATGGAGAAATCCAAAAGATGATTAGTCGTGTTCGTTCTCTTATCGAAGAACTACAAGTTCCAGATGCAGATTCGCCTGCTTATGATCGTATCGTTGAAATTAACGGAATGATTCGTGCAAGAAATGCTCTTACTATTGAGAAGTCAGATAAGAAAAATGAAGAGATAATGATCGACTTCATTAGAAGCGCTTTCGGGCAATCAGATCAGCACTCACATATTGCTTCAAAGGGTGGTCTGCCTCCTGCTGTAGCCGATGCTGTTTCAAGAATTGTTTATGCGGGTTATAGACCGGCTGAGGCTATGAAAGCGCTTAGTGCCATGCTGCCAACCGAGGACTTCCATAAGGCTACTGCTGTAGTAGCTCAAATCTCAAAGGAGATTATGGATAAGGCTGGGGTGGACAGAATGTTTACTCAAGAATTCGAGAGCATTATCAAGCATGCTACAGACAGTGCCCTTAATCCAGATGCATCACAGACAACACCTTCATATGGTGTAGATCGGTCATTGACTGGTAGCAATCTCATAAGAAGCCAGGGCTCTATCAAGGCCCGTGCAATTAAGAAATCTGTTGGTGAGGTTGACGAGGCACTTGCTGGCGTAAGAGAAATTCTTGCTGCACAAGAAGAAGGACTTTCAGCAACAGGTAAAAGACTTCAAGATCTTAGCGATCTATTTGATGAGATGGGTCGGCTTCAGGCAAAGAAGGCAGAGCTTTATGCTGACAGATTTAGCAATGGAAGATTGCGTAAGCCAAGACAGTATGGTGATGCTGAGCGTGCAGTTCGTAGATTCCAAGATTTCCTTAGAAGACAAACTTTTGACACTGGCGATGAAAAAATTGCGAAGGGCTATACCTCTCTTCTATACGACTTCAATAAGACATTTGACAAGTTTGAAGCCGAACAAGCCAAGATGGGTAAGACTGGTGATCTGATTGAAAGAGGTCAACGCCGTAGAGAAGCACTACTTCGTGCTCTTAAGAACCTTGCTATATCTGGTGAGATTGATTCAGACACAGTGGACTTAGATCCAGAAGATTTCTCAGTTAAGCACTCAGAGTCATTGGGTAGAGCCAGACAGCTTATTGATGGACACAAGAAGTCTATTGCTGCAAACATTGAGACAATCAGAAAGATTGATAATGATTGGGAAGAAGTTCACGGTGATGAGGAACTTTACAATTTCTATACTGGAAACCTTAGAGACAAGCTTTCTAAGGCTATGTATACACTCGATAGATTTGATAAGAGAACTGGTGAGAGTGCTACTCGTCCAGAGCGTCGTGCATTAGTTGAGGACTACATAGCAAAGATTCAGAATGAACTGCGGGATCTAGAGACTAGAAGGTTACTTACTCTAGATGAAGTTATTGCTGCACAGTCTGGAATGCGTGGAATGAATAAGCGTTCAGAGCGCAAGATTATAGAAGCAACAAGATTCATTGAATCTCTAACAAAGGGTCAGCTATACGATACAGATTTAGAGGCACTTGACGCTGCTCTGGATAAGAGCGGTTATATGCGTACTGTCAAGTTTGGCAAGAAGTCTCGCCGGGAAGAGCAAGCAGAGAAGTATAGCAAGGATATCTTTGGTGGAGAGAGACACAGTGATATACTTGATAAATACTTTGGCCCATCAGATAAGACTGCACCTAAACTCTTTGGTAGAAGAGGTCGTGTTAAGTTTGAGCGTGTTCCAAACCTGGGAGCGCTTGTAGGAAATCTTTCTCCTGAGATGGCAGGCTTGTTGCACAACATGACAGTTGCAGCAGCAACAGAGGGTACTGAAGCAACCGTTAAGAAGGGTAAGATTCGTGAATCACGTGTAACTTCTAACTCTTTGCGTGATGCGAAGAAGCTTGTGCGTGCATATTTCCCCGACTTGTCAGAAGACATGGTTACAGAGTATGCAAAGCGTGCTCATGCTATTGCGGGTGAGCTAAATAGAAACCTTGATATGGCTCAATTGGTATTTGGTGAGACAATCACTAGAGACATTGCTGAGGCTGCACGACGCAGAGGTATGAAGTCCATTGGAATGGATGGGCGTGTCAATACCTTGAATGGTCTAAGAGCAAATGGGCCAGAAGACGACAATGCTAGAAAAGAATTCCAGATGGACCCGGATCTTGTTAAGGATACAGGAGAAGCTAGAAGTGATAGAGGATATAGTGCTGTAGATGCACTGGCTAGCCATTCTCAACAAGAGATTGATGGAATGCGAGATGCCTTTGTTACTAAACAAGACGCTCTTTGGGTTATCGAGGACCAGCTAGAAGAGGCAAGAGTTGCTGAAGAAGCTGCTGTAAAGGCACATGACGAGAGACTTGCTAAAGTATATAAGCGTCGTAAGCTGGGGCTTCAGAACCAATTGTCAAAGGCTAAGCTAGATAGAGACAAGGCACAGAGAGAACTTGCTGATATGTTCACAAGTGCTTTCAAGGTAACTTATGATGATGGTACTGAAGAAATCTTCAATTCAGAACAAGAGTTTAACAGAGTAACAGAAGAGCGTAGAAATAAGAAGCTTGAAGAGCTTGCTAATGCAGAATTAGGAACTGGCGAAGAGCCTAAGAAGCCACAACTTGAGAAGGTTAAGGGTTCAGCAAAGCAAAGAGAAGAAATTAAAGCTAGAAACGAAGCCAAACTTGCTGCATGGGAGGCAGAGAAAGCTGCATGGAATGAGGCTAAAACAAAAGCTGCCGATAGAATTGCTAAGGAAGCTGAGGAACTAGCCAAGAAGGCAGAGGACGCAGCCAATCTAGAGAATGCTAAGACCGCTGCTATTCGTGATACTGCAAATGATAGAGTAAACAAGAATAAGGAAGCGCTGGCGAAGAGAAGCTTTAAGAGAGAGCTTGTCGGGGCGAGAAAGTTCCGTGCTCTTACTGTTGAACAACAGAAGTTGTTGGCAGAGATGCACCTTGATGATGTTTCTACTGGTAGAGACGCCAAGAATTATACTCGTAAAGAGATTTCTAGATTTGCTAAGTGGAAGATGCGACAAGAGATTGCTCAACAGGCGGGAGATACGCTTGGGTATGGATGGCGGAATATGCCTGGTGAGGGTAGATTCTCAAAGACTAGATCTAAGGCTGGTGGAGCAGCAGAGCGTGCTTTGGACTTCGTTCAGCGTTATCGGGACAGAGATACTACTGAGACTCTAGCTCAATTTGCTGGGGATCAATTCCCGATCACAAGAAAGAAGCGTTTTTCAAGAGCCAAGTTCTTTGGTGGACTGGTTAAGGATGCTGCCGAGTCAGAAAAAGGTAAGTCTGTTGGTGGTAAAGCATTTGGTTTCTTAAACATTCTAACTAATCCTGCTGCTTCTATAGGTAAATTCACAGGATTCATGAAGAGCTTCGCTCAAGAGGGTGGCAAGGGTGTCGCAATCATGGAGGGTATGTTCGGTCCACAAATGGCTGGGCAAATTTCTACTGGACTAGCTGCGGCTGGACCATGGATACTTGTTATTGCTGCTATTGCTGCTGTCGTATTGATCCTATGGAAGAACTGGAAGAAATGGATTGATACGGCTAGACCTGGCATTGAGGCCCTTAAGGAATCTCTGTCCAAACTATGGCATGGCATTATTGATCCATTTATTGGCGTATTCAAGCGTCTAGGTGGCGAGGGCAATAAGCAAGGTTCAATGTGGAAAAACATTGGAACTATTATAGGTGCAGCAGCCAGAGCATTCTCCAAGATAATAGACGTTATTAGACCATTTGTAAGCTTGCTTGCAGACACATTGGCTAGTGCTCTTTATATATTCATTCAAGCGATTAGACTTATCATTGCTCTCCTTACAGGAGATTGGTCAGATGCTTGGGATGCGGCTAAGGAAATTTTCAGTGAAGTGTGGGACCACATGAAGATGGTGGCTGGTCTTGCCGTGCTTGCTGTTATCAAGGGCGTGTTCGCTCTTGTAAGAGGCACAATTGAGGGTATGGGTATGATCGGGAACGCAGCCCGTAAGTTTGTTGCGTTCTTGAATCCTGTAGGTGGGGCTGGTCCTCTAGAGAATGTAGATAAATGGAAGCAAAGTGCTCTAGATGCAGTAGGAGCAGCACAAAGCGCACTTGAAGATAAGGTATGGGATACCGATTCTGCAAATAGAAAAGCTGCTGAAGCTGGGAAGAAGCAGGGAGAAGCATACAAAGACGGGCTTGATAAGATTAATCAGGAGAAGCTTGATCTTTATTCAAACTTGCCAACTCCTGATGAACAAAAGGCTGCTGCTGAAGAAGCCACAAAAGAATTCATTTCTGCATTCAAGTCTAAGCTAGAAAAGATTATGGAGGGCTGGAAAGACGCAGCGCTTTCAGCCTTTGATGATTGGGCTCAGACCCAAAAAGATGCTATTGACGAGAAAGTCAAAGCAATAGACAAAGAGATTGACGCCGAGCGTAAGCGTGACGAAGATCTTGAGTATCTGCGCCGTAAGGAAGAGATTCGTGAGAAGCGTAGAGAACTGAATGTCAAGTATCGTGCCGATAGAGCCCTTGCTATCTATGAGGGTAGATTCGATGATGCTAAGCAAATGGACTATGACCATGGTCAATCACTGAAGGATCTTAGAAAAGAAGATGCTGATGTTGACAAGGATCGTGTAAAGACTCTTGTAGATCGTGAACGGGACGCCCAAAAGGAAAGACTACAAATTGAAAAGGACGCCCTTGAGAAGTCTATTGCTGCACAAAGAAAGGCTCTAGAGGCACAGCTTGACGCATTCACAGAATTTACTCCACGAAGTGAACAGGCTGCGAAGGATTTACAGGCCAAGATTCTTGGGGCACTTAGCGCTGCTACTGGTGGATATGCAACTATCGGTTCAGAGAATGCTGCTGCATGGGCGGCTTCTTGGGGAACTGCTATGGATGAGGCCAAGAAGCAAGTAGAGGATGATAACTACTGGAAGAACATGGGCCAAGAAGCCATGGCAGCATTTGCCAAGGAGCTTGGTGTAGAGCTTGATCCGAAGGCTTTTGAAGATACTCCTGGCAATGCACCCTTAACAGGTGATGAAGCGGCAGCGGCAGCAGGTGGAGACAATTGGGCGAAGGCTCAGGGTGGAGGATACCAAGGACGTAAGGGATATACGGTTAATTCATTCCCCGATAATCCTAATAGATACCACTCAGGTGGAACAGTTGCAGGTATGCCTGGTGAAGTAGACGCAACACTTCTTAGTGGCGAATACGTAATGCAAAGATCTGCCGTATCTAAGTACGGTCAGAAGATGCTAGATGCAATGAACAATGGAAAGATGAAGTTCCACTCTGGTGGTATGGTTTCTGATGTTCTTGCTGGTGGTATCAAGAATGTCTTTGGTCAGTTTGTTAAGGGCTTCATGGGTGGAAACATAGGGCTTGGACTTACAGGTAGCGACGGGACAACTACAAATATTAACGCTTCGAGAATGAAGCAAGCCATCCTAGAAGCTGCTAGCCCAGCCAATATGATCATTGATCATATCTATCCAGCATTTATGAAAGCATTCAATGATTTCAATGCTGCTCTAGGGAATAAGTTTGATGTTGTTTCTGGCTTCAGATCATATCAACAGCAAGCTGATTTGTATGCCAAGTATCTGGCGGGCAAGGGCAATCTAGCTGCGCCTCCTGGCTCATCAATGCACGAATTCGGTCTTGCTATGGACACTGCTCCAAATTCAACCCCAGCAGATAGAGAACTTGCTAGAAAGTTTGGTCTAGTCTTCCCAATTCCTTCCGAGCCATGGCACGTTGAGCCAATCAATGCAAAGCAAGTACGTGAATCTTTGCAGGCTGGTTCAGAGAATCTTCAAAATACATATAGTGAATTAGGTTTCAAAATTCGCAATGGATTAGTTGTACAAAATGTGCCTTCACTAGATGTTGGTGGTATGATTAGAAAGTCTGGAATTGCAGAAGTACATAAGGGTGAGCGTGTGCTGACAGCAAGTCAAACAGCAGCTTACAATGCTGGTGGAAAGACAGAAATTCATGTCCACATTGATGGAAACTTCTTCGGTTCAGACAGAGAGATTGAGAAGCTTGTTGGCAGAATTGACAGAGAGATTACTCCCAAGATTCAAAGAGTCAAGGGCACTCAATCCAGAACATTTAGTAAGGTGACACACTAATGCCAATCACGTTCTCAATGCCAAATATCATATCTCTAAACGGGGTAGAGTTTACTGATGAGTCTAGGGAACCTCTACAGACACAGCGTGATGAGCGCATGGTAGAGGTGGAACTTGCTAATGGTTCAAAGAGAAGATACATAAAAGGCTTGTACAAAAAGTGGACCATTCAATGGACAAATGTGTCTGCCGATGCGACATATACAATTGATGGGTTCGGGGGACGAAACCAAATTTCGTCGGTGGCGTTGGATTCATATGGTTCTATGGATCTTCGTGTGAAAGATGGCTTACATGATAATACATATACTGTATTCGTTGAGTCATACGAAGAAGAATTATTGCAACGCCGCAGCACCGAAGAGGGATTCAGATATAGAATATCTCTTACGCTTGTACAAGCGGTTTAACTTATGGCGATATTTAACTATACAATATTGGGAAGTGGGCCGGAAAATTCTAGCTCTACTGGTGTGGGTCTATCTACTGCTATTGGCTATGTAGAGCGGGAACCACCAGTAAATATCAACGATAAATTTATAATGCCTTCATGGGCTCAGAGCGTAAATGGCCCTGATCCATGGGTGGGAATGTCGTTGTCATTTTCAGATGGCTCTGGTAGTTTTGTCAGATTCCGGGCCTATGAACCCCAAATTGTTTCCACTAATGATTCTGAATTAATAACTGTACCTACTGGAACTCAGATAGGTGACTATGTATATGTTTGCTTGATCGGATACGGCACCTATGTTGCTGATTTATATGTACAGAATTTTACATCAACCGAACCAACATGGGAAATTAAATTTCCATTTCAACAATGGCTTGGCGGTAGTGATTATATGTATGTCACTATTGCAAGATTTATATATGATGGATCTTCCCCTACAGTTAGTGCTACAAATCTTATACCATCAAATGGTTGGGCCTTTAGTTCTTTAAGCTTTTATGCTGATAATGGAATAATTTATGACGGAGGATATGATTATCAATTTGATCCTACTCAGACATTTGAAGCTTATCCTGGTGCAGCAGGTATATATTTTGTAGCGTCAGCAGATAATAATAGATTAATTCCAGTAGCCACAAGCTCAAAATCTATATATATTCCTGGCGAGATTTCTGGAACAATAGATTCTTCCTTTGGATTAAGTATCGAGGGAACTACTCCACCTGCTCCCCCAAGTACATCTGCTACTTTAGAGTTAGGCCATAGAGTTATTGCTGAATTTGGAAATAATTCTCAGAACGATAATCAAATTATTACAGCTTCATCTGCAAAGATAGCGACACGTGGATTTCATTTGTTTGAGACTACAACAGATTCATATCAGAATCCTCCAGTGGGTACCGTTACAAAACCAAGTACCGATCCTGTTGATTTCAGTTTTACTGAAACATTTGAACCTATTGGATGGGATACAAACTGGGCTCACTTAAATAATAATGGATCTGATGTTAGTGGTGTTACAGATGGTGGTTCTGGACAGATGGGCCAGATATCCCTAGGGCCAACAGCTACATACCAGGCAGCCACAGAATACAATGTTCTTCTTCCATCTAATTTTGATGCTGTGGTTCCGTTTTGGCCGTTGAATGAAGCAGGGGGGTATTCAGCATTACCAACTGATAGAGATAAAACAATAGTTTTATCGTTTAGAAGTACTCAAGAACATGTTACTCAAACTCTAGCTAACTGTTATGCACTTTATGTGAATCTATCTAAAAAAACATTATCTATTTATAAGGTAAATGAAACTGGTGCACATACATTATTAAAGACAGCTACATCACAATATATGATTGCTACAGCGTCAGCATGGCCTCATGTTATAGCTCTACAATGTAATGGATATACTATTAGAGCTATGGTGGGTACTAGTGTTGAGGGTGGATTTACATGGCCTTCTGATTGGGAAGTATCTGTAGTAGATACTACATATGCTGGAAATTCTTCAGGAAACTATATGAAAGTAGCATACTTTGATGGCACTCCGTCTTCTACTGGTGGAGGTGGTACTGGTGGTGGTACAGGTGGTAATGGTGGTGGACCAGGAGGTGGTACTGGTACAGCCGATATTAGACAAATGTTTTTGGATAGATATGCTCACCCAGCTATCACTGTAAAGGTTGCAAACGATGCAGAGGTTGCGGCTGCCATAACACAACTTGCTTCTACTGGTGGAATTATTGAGATGGCCACAGGCACATATGGACCTGTCAGTTTTGTCAATGTGAATCCTTCGCAATATATCTTGCTTATGCCAGCTTCAGGAGCAACAGTTCACATTGATGCCGCAGGACAAGCTGATGCTGAAGGACTTGAGCGAGGAATTCTCATCAAGAATTCTAGTTACATCGGAGCATATGGATTTGAGATTAGTTCAGTCAACACTTCAGGACATCCGTATGCAGACTGTGTTGGCGTAGGCAATTCACATCACATAGCTATATGGAATTGTGATATTCACGATGGAGCGTCAGGTGTTGGTGGCGTTGAATGCAATCATTATGATATTTGCTATAACTATGTCCACGATACTTCAGGATGGCTAGATACTTTTGCTTCGGGCATTTCACTCTACAAGCTTGTGAATATAGGCGGGGGAGTCGATGCTGATGGATATGACAACAGAATCATTGGCAATATTTCATACAATAACGAGAATGACCCGTCATATGGTGGAGCCATCACAGATGGCAATGGAATAATCATTGATATTGCTAATGGTGACTACGCCACAAATCTTGTGGGATATACAGGTCGAGTCTTAGTAATGAATAATATTACTATCAATAATGGTGGTAGAGGAATTCACTCGTTGTTCTCACGCAACTGCGACATCATGTTCAATACATCAGTCGGTAATTGCAACTCTACAGCTATCAATGGGCAAGCGGAGATAGACACGATTGGTTCAGAGAACTGTGTAGTCCGTGGGAATATCTCATTCCCGAATGCTGGGAACAAATGGTTTGATATTTATGAGGTTGCTACAACGCCAGTAGACAATGTGATATTGGCCGAGCCATCATCTTATGATGCATCGAATAACTTTGATCGCTCAGCACAAGGCTCCAATTATTTCGGGACACCTACGATTGGTACATGGACGAGTTTTAGACCGATCACATCTGATGAAGTGGTAGTTGATTCGGCATTGTATTCACGTATAGGTGGGTGGCCTGATGCACTGCGTAACTATCGCACCGACACAACATGGTCTGCGGGGGCAATAGAAGTATTCGCAAATAGCTCAACATCTCCTGATGAACCTGTAGCGCCATTCTTCTATCCAGAAGACTACGGTGCGCTTGGTAATGGTGTAGCCGATGATACTGCTGCGCTTCAAGCTTGCATGGATGCAGTGCTAGCAAATGGTTCGGGTTCAATGATCTTGAATTCATCAAAGACTTATTGTCATAGCGATGTCCTTTTCTGTGATGGTATCCCGATGTATGGTGGTGGATCAAGAAGTGGAAATGACATCACAGGCGGGGCAATACTTTGGGGAACAAATGATACAACTTCAAATGTATGGCTGAGAGATGGAGCTTCAGCATTTGGAATCATCTTCCGCAATGATGCGACTACACGTGGAGCTAATTATGAGCATAATAAAGTCACTATGCGAGGTAATGGAATTACGGTAAAGAACTGTGCAGTGCATGGTTCATATGCTGCTGGCTTTATGGGTTCGGCTGCTACCAACTCAACAGTAGAGAATCTGATTGTGATGAACACAAACTCTGACTCCATTCACAATACAGATGCATGTGACAATATCACATACACGGATTGTTATGTAGAGAATTCTGGAGACGACTGCTTTGCTATTGTCGGGTATGGAGGCCAGGGACCAAATACAAATATCACTTGGATAAGACCTGTATGTAGGGGTGGTAACGCCCGTGGTGTTGCAATGGTTGGTGCTGACAATTGTGTTGCTCAAGATGTTGATCTACAAGATACAGCTTATGCTGGTATATATATATCAAATGAGACTATATCGTATGATACGGAGCCAACAACGAACTGCTCAGTCACGGGAGGAAAGGTTACTAGTTGTGCTAATGGAAATAATGGACACCCGTCAATCTTGTTCTTCCAAGATACAGGTGGTACAGTTAATAACTGTTCTATTACCGGAGTAGATATCTATAATCAAGCGGGTGATGGAGCATACTTTATTGAGGGGCGTGGTGGTCCAACATCATGCTCTGCAACAAATGTAACAGTGTTCTCTACTCCTAGAACAGCACTGACAGCGGGTGGAATTACAGCAACAAATGTGGTGTACGGATGACAGTATTTAATCTCTATGTAGACAGAAGATTTGATTCGAGCACTCCTGGGCAGGCCCCTGATCCAGCAGATATTGACCATTGGAGACTCACCATTGATTTGCTTGGCGGATCTACTGGCGGGGAGTGGACAATAAATCTGAATGAGTCTGGCCCATTGTGGAGACAGTACAGCCTTGGTCCGTTTACCATTTCTGGTAGCTCTGATATATATGATTTTCAAATGCCTGAGCTTGCTTCAACTTACTATGGATATAACTGTGAAGCTCACATTTATTACACTGGTGATGATGGTCCAGCAGATGTTGTTATTACTATTCCGGCAGACCCTATCGTTCCAGAGTTTACCGTATCTAATTTGACACCTGCTGTGGGAGACGTAGTTACTATTACCCCTATAGCCAAGTCTAAGCAAGCCACTTCATTTGATGGCATAGTGTGGTTTGAACAAGATACTAGTATTACTATTCCGGTTGAAGGATTACAAACTACTAATGCTACCACATCTTATTGGTCAGTAATAGGATCACCTGTAAATACTTCTTATACGGTTGCTGGCACATATGGGATTGCTGGGTATGTATCTTCTTTCTATACCTCTTCTTATAATTCCATAACTGGACCACAGGCAGTAACATCATATTATATTTACTATTCACAAGAAGTTACGGTAACTGGAGGGGGCGGAGTGGCTATCGTATCTTATGGAACTTCTAATATTTGTCACGATATCACAGTGAATAGACCAGTGTATCGTGGTGGTAGAGCAAGAGGATTATCTGTCGTTGGTGGAGAATTTATCACATTCACAGATATTGATATTCAAGACTCTCAATATGCTAGTATATATATTTCTTCAGAATCAGAATATACGACAAACTATGTAGATGGGGTTAGTATAACTGGTGGAAAAATTACTCGTAGCTCTACTGGAAGTGGACACCCAAGTATTTTATTCTATAATAGTAATCTAGGCATTTCTAACTCGTCAGTAAGTGGTGTAGATATTTATAGTCAGCAAGGATCTGCGGGTTCGTATATATCTGCATATGATCCACCGATAACAGGGTGCTCTGTATCTAATATCAGAGTATTCGATACAGGAAGATCTTTGGTATATGATCCTAGTTCTGTACTGACAGTTACAAATGTGGTGTTTGCATGACAACAAATATAGTTACGTCTCCATCAGGAAATTTTTGGTCGCCTGCCTTCGCTATATTAGAAGAGTATAACGATTATATCGAGTGGACATTTACAATGGACGCTGATACCGCAGCTAGAGCAAATAACTCAGCGCTCGCTATGGGTGCTGGGGTGAGAAAGTCTGGCCCGTTTTTTGCTGATCTTGGATCTAATGGCTATGGTACTCCAATTATTTATGTAAATGGAATGGCTGGAGGTACTGGCGTAGGTGGACCTTCAGGACCAGTAGGAATACCTGATACAAATTCTACATATAATAGATTTGAGAATGTCATGGACACTGGTGCTGGGTTCATGGGGCACTATTTCTTCACCGAAGGTATTAATACTGTTAGAATAGCTAATAATCCATATAAAGTTGGTACCCCTGGTCATACAAGCAATCCAATCCATGTTGATTTTGTATGGTTTGATGACAGCCTTGCATCATATGGTGGATACTATCCGTTTTCTGGAACCACAAGAGGTGCTTCTGCGCCAGGGTATTTTGCTTCACATAGCAATCCTGCGGCATTTAATAACGCTACTGAAACAGAGCCATTTTTAATATTTAAGGCATCTGACGGAGTGGGGGGAACTCAGGCGGGAACGTCTGTGTCGGTGACACAAGCTGGTAACATAGATGGAGGAGTAGATTTAACTATTCATGTTACTGCTTCTGAGTTTGTTATCAATCCGGGCGATCCTGTCCCGCTTGGATACTTAAAGGTTTGGTATTATGAATCTGGAAATTATTATATTGTTGCTAGAAATAGTCTAAATGATATTGGTGCTTCATATAGCGAAGTAGTCATTCCTGTAGAAAGACGTTTCACAGGAACTAGAACATATTATGTAAATTATGAGGGTGATACTGGATGGGCTCCATCAGATTCATATGTAAATGTTGAGGCTGGCTCTACTTCATTAGATTTTTCATACTCTCCTGATACACCAGGTCCGATTACTTTTACACCATTTCTAACAACTACTGGAGCATTAGAGAGTTGGACATGGCGTGTATATGAGTCTGATGGAACTACTTTACTTCAAACAAGTTCATTAGAAACTCCAGTATTTAATCTCACTACTGGCTCATATATTGTAGCTGCTCTAGCAACAATTTCTGGAGCACCAAATGGTACAAGAAGTAAATCAGTCACTATATTTACAGACGGGAGTAGTTTCCCCACTAATGGTGTAGATTTTATTTGGTCACCAGATCCAGTTCCCAATACACTACAGACAGTTACATTCACAGATATTACATTTGATATAGGACCGCCTGCTGGTGATATATGGGTGATTGGAAAGCAAGGTGTAGATTTCTCAAGTGTTCTTTCTGGAACCCCTATTAGTTCATTAGCTACTTCTGATGTGCTGTATGGCATATTAGTAGCATTTAGTGATGAGTTTGGGCCAGATATTAATGCTGCATTATTTGCTGAGAATGGTGTAGATCTTTCTGCTTCTCCTAGAGTCATAAGGAGTGTTTCTATAGCAGACTCTATAGATATTTCTGATCCTCCACCTTTATTTATATCTGATAAAGTATTTAGTCTAAAATTTCCTACTGAGGGATTTTATGATGTTATTCTCTTTAGATTCACTGATCTTGGAACGTTTGCTGTTCAGGGTGGACAATATAAGAGAGTCACAGTTGGTAACTTTGTAGGTAATAGAACTATCTTATTCGATAATATAGTTGTTACAAATGCGGGCGCACAGTTTCCTACGGATGGAACTACTGGACCAGGTTCAGGTACAGTTATACCTGGACAGCATCCAGATATTCCTCCTGGTTATTATCAGTTCTGGCGTCCAGAAGATGTTTATAATAATAGAAATGAACTTACGATGAAGTGGCTGGTATGTGATGCGGGGGCGATACTGCATGATACTGCGGACGGTACGGGGTATAGAACATGCCCACTTGATAACGAAGACTATGAAAGAGGATGGTGGAGCCAGAATCGTAGCGATTCAGCAGGAAACTTTACTACTCCAGAATGGGTGCAATCCCAATGGACAACTCCTAGATTGGTAAATAGAATACAGCTAAATCTTATGTATGGATATGCTCCAATGAATTCTGTTGGTATAGAATATTTAACTGCTGATGGTCAATGGGTGCAGTTGGCTACACCTAACTTTATCACAGCATTTAATCCAGAAGATTTCATTTGGACGTATGATTTTTCTTCTGCGATAGAGATCTCAGGACTTAGAGCAACAGTATATTCAACAACTAGACCAAATGATTGGGCCAGATTGAGCGAGCTTAATGCTTTTTATATTGTAGATATATCAGAAGATGTAATTTCAATTGATATCAAAGAAGATATGGAATTCTATGAATCAAATGTAGCAATTCCAAGAACTGCTGCAAAGAGTGTTGATATCACATTTAATAACATTAGTGAAAAGTATAAGTTATTCGCCCCATACACTGGTTACGTACTTGGAGCGAATACACGATTTAGTATATATCTAAGTCAACTCAATAATGACACTCTAGTAATGGATGAAGTATATTTTGGAGATTACTATTCAGATTCTTGGTCGAATGACTCTAGCTCTATGACAGCCTCAGTGCAGTGTAGAGATGCTTCAAAATTCTTACAAGATCAAATGACTTATTGGAACAAGGTCTGGAAGGATACGCTTATTGATGCTCCACTTATCGAAATACTTCTTCTGAATGATATTCCTTTAAGAAGAATTAATATTAATGGAAATAATACTACGATTAATCAGGTATATCTAAAGCAATCTACTCCGTGGGAACTATTTGGTGAACTAGCCCTAGTTAGTTTCTCTATGTTCAGATTTACAAGAGATAATATTTTTGAATATGATGATTTCTCTTCTTCAGTTTCTAAAGATAAATTATTAGATTATTCAACGAATATAATAAGTGCCAACATGCAAACAGAAGTTTATGCAAATAAGATAACTGTTAAAGTAAATCCTATAATTAAAGAAGAAAATAAACTCACTTCTTTGTGGGCTGCGCCATCACCAACAATCTTGTCGTGGTCTGCACTAGGGGCTAACATAAATGCAGAATCTAGTACAATCACTGTGGCTACTGCCCCTAGACAATCTGGATTTAATTTGACGAACTACGGATGGCCTGACAGGGGATATCTATTCCTATACGAGCTTGCTTATGAGATTCGTGGCGGGCGTCCATATCCAATGGTTATCAATGGAGAGGTAGTTAAGTACAACTCAAGAACAGATAGTGCTTTCACAGATATAGAACGGGGGGCATTGTATACAGCGGCACAGGATTGGACTGCTGGTACCAAGATAGGTGAACTAGTCATGTTCAACATGGAGTTTAGTAACGCACCGGTAGAGGATATTAGATTCCCGTTTGTAACGGCAATAGATGTACTTTCTTATGATGATATAGAAGCTACAAAACAGGCACACGTAGTGCTATGGGAGCATGATCAAGCATCAGGTAGGCTAGCTATAGCCAACATTGCTGACTACTACACTTGGTTAGCAGGAACAGGACAAACAGCTAGAGATATTGATGATACAGAACATGACATAGAGATAGAATTTGCTACTGCTGTGGCGGGAGTAGCATTAGTACAGGTGCAATCAGAAGTGATTACTGAGACTATTATCAATCCAGAGAAGACATTAGCAAATCTAGTACGCAGATATGGTAAGAATGAAATTAAGATTGATTCTCCATTCATTCAAACTAGAGAAGCCGCAGAGACTATTCTTGATAGAATGATCGCAAGATTCCAATATCCAGTGCCGGAATGGAAAGTAAAGACTACAGCAATTCTAGATTTAGATCTAAAAGATAAAATCTTATTTGGCTATCTAGATGGATTTAACTTCTCTACTGAGAGAAGTGTCGTCGTAATCGGTAATACGATAAGATATGATGGTGGAATTGATCAAGAGATTCGAGTCAGGAGAGATTTAGATTGAGAGCATTAACGAGTGGTAGTGAACTAGCACAGTCATTTGATTCAAACTTAGCAGTTAATATCTTTGGATTCTTAGAGATTACTACTCTAGATAATTCTCAGCATGATTTTACTGAAGTGGTGGCTTCAAGTCTGAAGTTAATGAGAAAAGGGTTTGATCATGTTACTGGTCTAGATGCTACCTCTCCATATTTAGGATATTACGCTGATCCTCCAAATCTTATTGGAAATGTGAGTGATGATACTCTAGTTACTTCTAATGGCATGAAGAAATTCTGGAAAGTATCAGATGTATACAATAATAAAGAAACTTCACCTAAGTGGCTGGTATGTGATTGCGGGGCTCAAGTTTATGACGTAGCTGACGGTAATGGATTTAGAGCTATTCCTATGACTGAATCAGATTTTGAACGTGGATGGTGGAGTGGAAATAAAAGTGATGGATCAGGAAATTTTGATGGATCTGAATATGTTTTAGCTCATTGGAATACTCCTAAAGCTATGAATAGATTTAAGCTTACATTGCCACAGGGATATTCAAATATAAGATTGGTCAATCTTTATTATCGAGATAGCGGACTTAATTATAACAATTTTATTTCAATAGAAATACCTGAGGATACATATGTTTGGGAATCGAATGACTATAATTTCAGTGATGTGACTGGATTAGTAGTCGAAGTGCTTTCAACATGGCGTCCGAATGACTATGCTAGAGTACTTGAATTCAATGGTATGTTTGTTGAAAACGTATCCACTGATTCTATTATATCTATGGATATATCTGATACTAGAGAAGAGTATAATAGTACTGTACCGATAGGTACAACAGAAGCTAGCACTCTGAATTTTTCTCTATCTAATACAGATGGCTACTGGACTCTTCTAGAACGTCCAGAGTTAGGTCGAGGTAATAAAGTAGTTCCATATTTTGGTTTATATAATGGCAGCAATGATGAGTATATCAAGATGGGGGAATTTTGGGTAGATCAATGGCAATCAGACTCAGGCGGGATGGTTACCTCAGCCTCTTGTAGAGATGCTTCTAGATTCTTACAAGATGATGCTACTCATTGGGGTAAGTCGTGGGTGAACACTACGGCTGAAGGCCCTATTCGAGAGATACTGCAACTAGCAGGTATTCCCAATAACAAGATTCAAATCAATCCGGCCAATCTAAACACATTTGATATCTTGTTCATGAGAGATACACAACCATGGTCATTTCTGGGTGAAATAGCCTTGGCGGATATGGCTTACTTTGGATTTGATTCTGATGGGGTGTTTAGGTATGAGGCATACAGCGAACTTCCTGTAGCTGGACCTATAGCAGACTTCTCACATGATACGAATATCCAGAATGGAACATTAAATACTCAGATATATGCTAATAAGATTACAGTCAAGGTAGCCCCTTACAATACTGATACCGTAAGAACTGCCAGTGTATGGAATGCGCCATCTCCTACTATATTGAGCTATGGGATTCTTACCGATGAATTGCTAGTGGATAATACAACTTCTTTAACTATGTCGTTGGGAGCAAGACAGTCCACCGAGTCAACTGAGACTACAGTGGAGTTCTTGTGGCCTACAAAAAATGGTTTGATATGGTTGCCTCAATGGACAGTACAACTTGATGGATCATTTCTATTAACGGGCGGGGAGCTTATTAAGTATGATACTTGCGACAATGCCACAAGAACCTTTACCGGACTACATAGAGGATACCTGGGGACACCAATATCATATGTCTGGCCAGGATCATATGCTGGTGAGGCAAGAGTATTTGAGATGGAGTTCAGCAACTCTCCTGTAATCTCTGTGAACTATCCATTCGTTACAGCGATAGATGTTTTGCTTACCGATCCGGCAGAAAGAACGGCGCAAGCTTATGTGGTGTTTTGGGAGCATGATGCTTTCAAAGGGAAGCTTGTTGTGGGGAATATGGTGGAATTCAATACTTGGTTGGCTGGCACAGGAGAGACACTGAAAGATTTTGATGATCAGGCTCACGATATTCAAATCAACTTTGCTACAGCTATTTCTGGTACAGTCATTGCCGACAATGGATCAGAAAAGATCAAGGAAAGCATCGAGAATCCAACAGGTACAATCAATAATTTGATTAGAAGATATGGAAAGAATGAGATTGAGATTAACAATAACTGGATTCAGTCAGTAGAGCATGCTCAAAAGATTGTAAACTTTTATATTAACCAGTACAATAGCCCTAGGCGTATAGTTTCTCTGAACTGTACTGGTGACTTGAGAATCGAAACGGGCGATTTGATTAGAGTGGTGCTGCTTGAAGAGCTAGGGATTAATAACGTGTTGTTCCATGTTATCTCAGTGAATTACTCATATGATGGTGGGCTAAATATGTCAATGACAATAAGGGAGATAGCGGATTAATGAATGAAAGAGAAATAAGTTTCTTCAAAGCTAAAGGGCATGATCACGATGGAGTGAACTCTTCGCCAGTTAATTTGCAGGCCAAGCAAATAAAGCTCCCACACTTAAACACTGACGTAATGGATTATATTCGTTCGCAGGCCAGGACAGCCATCCTAGAGTATTATTCTCTAAACAATCCTGCATCCATGGCTATTAGAGAGCTACAAATTGTGACTCCATCTATTGCGCCGGGGGATACTTACGAGGCATCTATCTCATGGTGTTCTCTCACAATAGTGCGGGACACATACTTCTCTTTTTCAAATGACACAGAGATAAGCTTCTCTTCGTATCATACATCTTCCTATCTTGATGCGGACAAAGAGTTCTCTCTTGTTGGTGTGACAGACACCTTGAGATACCAAGAGCTATGGGCGCACTATGATTCAACGCAAGGTAATTGGCTGCACTACAAGATAGAAAACACTGGACTGAACAGCGCAGAATTTACTATAACGCTACAAGCTTCTACATTGTCGTCAAATGCTCTAGTTGATTATGTGCATAAAATAACGACGCCAGACAATGAAGAGAATACAGGGGCTCTGACTTTAGTCAATGGGGCGGGTGTAGATATCACATCAGATGGTACAAATATTACTATCAGTGCAGTTCCAGCCGAAACCATTGTAGTAAATGAGTGGTCCTTAATTCCTGTATTTGGCATAGATTATTTCACATCATACGGTGGAGGTGTAACAGATCCAGATTCAGCTTTTTTAAGCTATATGTTTGATTATGATAAATGGGTAGAGTTTGGAACAGGCTCTCAATGGTTAGCATATGATTTGGGTGGAGTATATAACATAGGTAAAATTTCTGTAGTGTTTCCTTTAGATCCCGATCTTACTTCAATATCTATAGAAACATCTACAGATGCATTAATTTGGGAGGCAGTGTCTCCTGTGTCTGATATTCCAGGTATGACTGGTATGCCGCTGGAAGTGCATTTACCATTAGGTAAGAATGTCAATTATGTGCGTGTAAAAATGAATAGTACAGTGAATAAGTTGTGTAGAATTCTAGTTTGGGCGGTGGGAACTTAATGCTTGGTATCTATAAGTATCCTAGCGGAGTAGGACAGATATCTGAAGATGAATCGTTCAGTAATCCCATTGTGTGGAGCGCACCATCTACCGGAGCAACTATCGAACAGACATTTTACTTAAGAATGAACTCTCCCTCAGCAGAATATCTCACCGATGGCCTGCTGTATTGTACAGACTTAGGAGATACAGATGAATCTGGATGGGTGCAGTTCGCTCTAGATGTGGCGGGGGTGGCAGGGACCTATGGCCCGACATTGAGTTTTGATTTAGCAGCGGACGAAGAATTGAAGTTTTGGATAATGATAGATATTCCTACGTCATGGTCACCAAACCCAAAATATGATTTACGCATTGCTTGTGACTACACTAGACATATAATTTAAGGGTATCTATCATTGATACATATGCCCATGTGGGCTAATCAAAGGAGTAAAATTGGCAACAATAACTTGGGAGGCTTACGTAGGGACACCAGCTTGGACGGATATGGGCGCAAATAGACTTGTATTTTCGGGCTCAAGCTCATCAATTTCTGCAACAGTAGCCGCCACAGCATTTCAAGACGGTACCCACTTGGGTAACGGAACACCTGGCACAGACCAGTGTGGTTCATCACACGCAAACAATGTGAAGTATCTGACTTCAACAACAATGTCAGTAAATGGTGGTGGTTCAGAGACATTGAACGACACAAACCTAGCTGACAATGAGTGCTCATACAGACTTCACTTTAATGATGCCGCTGCATATGCGCTACAGAATGGTAAGATTTATACATACAATGGCTCAGTAACAACAACTCAGGCCACTGGTGTAGACGTAGCCAGCTACGTAAAGGGCGAGGGTCTTTCAGCATGGTTTGTGCTGAACTCAGACACAACAACTGGTCCGACAGGATTTACCACAGCTAACGTTGGTGGAGATAACACATCTGAGCGCCACGATCTTGCATCAAGATCAGGTTCAGCAGATCACTATTTCTATGTAGGAATTTCAGCATCGCCTGAAACAGCAGGTGGAAAGTCAGCATTTGCTCTAGGTGCATACCTAGAGTATTACTAAGGAGAAAGGTTGAAAGCTTGCACTAATTGCAAGATAGAAAAACCTTACTCAGAGTTTTATAAGCATCGTGTAACTAGCTATCAATCGTGGTGCAAGAAGTGCATGGTGGCTAATAATAAGTCTCACAAAAATAAAAATCGTGAGCAAGCTAGGCAACTTAATAAAAGAAATAAAAGACATTCCAGGTATGGGCTCACTGATGAGCAGTACAAAGCGCTTGAAACAAGTCATAATGGGTGTAGAATATGTGGTGGCCTTAACGAGAGTGGCAGAGCCTTGCACATAGATCACGACCATGAGACTGGAATAGTGCGGGGGTTGCTATGTCATAATTGCAACACTGGATTAGGAAAGTTTAAAGAAGATACTGAGCTTATGTTAAAGGCTATAGAGTATCTAATGGAATTTGGAGGAAATCAGACATGGCAGAAAATACAACAGTAGGTCCAGCAGGAGCTAACAAGGCAGCTTTCCCGGCAGCTAAGCCAGCGAATCATAACACATCGGCTAGAGATGGTCGGTCAGGTGATTCTGGTGGATCGGGTGCAGATGCTTCTTCAGCAACACTGACAAAGGTCGGGCAGCTAAACCCCGTCAACCCGTAAGGAGTCAACATGGCAAATCTAGAACCGGGTAAGAAGGTAGATCGTACCGGAGGGGACAATACAAAGGCGGAAACAATTGCTCCGTCACAAACCCCGAAGACTACATGGGATGCTCTTAACAGCAACGGACCCATAGAAAGATAAACGTATAGATAGTATGGATACAGTAGATAAGATGGGGGCTTCGCACCCCGAGTTGGTAAAGAGATTCAACGGACTTTTGCAAGCTTGCTGGGCAAGAGGTTGGCATCTCGATATCGTAAGTTCTACTCGTCCATATGCACAACAAAAGAGTCTTTATATTGCATACATAACAGGACTTAGAAGTTCTGTCGTTGCAAATCCCGACGCTTTTTCAGGATATGCCCCGAAGTCCCCGTTGTTGAAAGATGGCGGGGGCTGGGCTATTTGGGGCTCAATGCATCAGCCCCAATATGATGGTTATTCACATGCCATAGATGTTGCAATCGAAGGCATGCAATGGTGGGAGCTTCACTTGCTAGCCAAACAATTTGGTTTGGTGAATACAGTGCCGTCAGAGAACTGGCACTTGCAATGGTGGACTCCATACGATGGAGTTTATGATGCACCATTTTTAGTACAGGAGGAAGAGGAAGATATGAATCCAAGAGATTTAGCAGTAGCTTTGGGTGGAGTTTACAATGAGCAAACTGGCGTAGTAGAGGTTCCATTGATTGAATCTTATGATCCTGCTACTGGTGCAACTACATTCGAGAACTATCCATTGGCATCAGCAATCAGCTTTACACATCAAGAGTTAAAGATGGCAAGAGCTAGAGCCGCAGGGACGGCAGTTTAATATTTCAGCTAGTATAATTGCCTTCGGAGTTGATTTGTCTTGACAGTAGCAAAACAGACTATTTCAGATGGTCTTAGCGGTTCTTATGACGTAAATGTTGATCAGCAGGATTTAGGAGCAGGTGTTGCACAAAATCAAATTGTGCAATTAACTGTTGGTACCCAGCTAGTCGATGCGTCTCACGGTATTCCAATTAGAGACGATGGCACCACTATCTCAGTAGATGATGGTGGATCGTCAATAACTGTTGACGGCACCGTAGCCGCCACCCAATCTGGTACATGGAACGTAGGTACTGTCACAACCATTACCAACGTTGTACACGTTGATGATAATGGTTCAACTCTATCTATAGATGATGGGGCAGGATCTCTCACCGTTGATAACGGTGGGACTTTTGCTGTTCAGGACTCACAAGTAGTTGCTGACAATGCAGCATTTACAGATGGAACTACTAAAGTATTTGCTGCTGGCTATGTGTATGATGAGGTTGCCGGTACTGCTCTCACCGAAAACGATGCCGCTGCTGCTCGTATAGATGTTAAGCGAGCGCAGGTTCTTACAATTGAGGATGCAACAACAAGAGGTCAGCGGGCAACTGTTTCTGCTGCTGGCGCTCTTAAGGTAGATAATTCGGCTGTAACACAGCCGGTTTCTGGCACTGTAACGGTGCAAGATGGTGGCGGGGCAATTTCTATTGACGACAATGGATCTACAATATCCATTGACGACGGTGCAGGTTCTATAACAGTTGATAACGGGGGTACATTCGCTGTTCAAGCAGCACAATCAGGTACCTGGAATATCAACGCAATTTCTACAGCGGTAGCTGTAACAGACAACTCAGGTTCTCTAACGGTAGACAATGCCGGAACCTTTGCTGTTCAAGATTCACAAGTAATCACTGACAATGCAGGGTTTACTGATGGTACATCAAAACTGTTTCAGGCTGGATACATCTTCGATGAAGTCGCCGGGACAGCTTTAACAGAAAATGACGCAGCAGCCGCTAGAGTAGACTCTAAGCGGGCGCAGGTATTGGTGCTTGAAGATGCATCAACTAGAGGCCAAAGAGCCACTGTATCTGCCGGTGGAGCACTCAAAGTAGACGCTTCATCTGCTGCCGTTCCCGTTACAGATAATGGTGGTTCACTCACTGTAGACAACGCTGGTACCTTTGCGGTGCAAGCTACTCAGTCAGGAACATGGAACGTAGGTACTGTTTCAACTATTACCAACGTGGTTCACATAGATGACAATGCTTCTACTATCTCGATAGATGATGGTGGAGGATCAATAACAGTTGATGGTACTGTAGCTATATCAGGGTCAGTAACCGCAAATGCGGGTACAGGATTCCCGTCAGTACAAACAGAAGATGCAGCCTCAGCAGGAGGCGAAACGGGACTGATGATCCTTGGTGTCAGAAACGACGCCGCAGCTTCTAAGACTTCTCTTGACGGAGACTTCTCTGCTATTGCTGTAGACTCAGCAGGACGTGTAGGTATCTCTGATCTAGGTGGAGCTATCTCGATTGATGATAATGGTAGCTCTATAACAGTCGATGGCACTGTAGCTGCCACACAGTCTGGAACATGGAACATTACTAACGTATCTGGTACTGTTTCTCTTCCAACTGGTGCAGCTACCGCAGCTAAACAACCCGCATTAGGCACCGCAGGAACAGCATCAGCAGATGTAATAACTGTACAGGGTATTACTGGCATGACTGCTGTCAAGGTGGATGGTTCCGCAGTAACCCAACCAGTTTCAGGAACAGTTACAGCCAACGCTGGTACAGGAACATTTACTGTGTCTGGTGCTGTAACAAATACTGTGCTGTCTGTAGTAGGTGGAGGTACCGAAGCAACAGCACAACGTGTAACAATAGCATCAGATTCTACTGGTGTGCTTTCGGTTGATGACAATGGCGGCTCTCTAACTGTAGATGGAACTGTTGGAATTTCAGGCACCGTAGCTGTCACAGACAACTCAGGCTCATTGACAGTAGACAATGCTGGAACATTTGCCGTACAAGACTCACAAGCCATCACTGATAATGCTGGCTTTACAGATGGAACCTCTAAGGTATTCGCCGCAGGATATATTTATGACGAAGTAGCTGGTACAGCACTTACAGAGAATGATGCGGCAGCAGCACGTATCAATGTGAACCGTGCTCAAGTAGCAGCTATTGAAGACGGAGCAACACGTGGCAGATATGCTACTGTATCTGCATCAAATGCACTCAAGGTGGATGGCTCTGCTGTAACACAACCTGTATCAGATGGTGGAGGTTCGCTAACTGTAGATGGTACTGTAGCAATTTCTGGAACTGTAGCGGTAACAGATAACGCAGGATCACTTACAGTAGATAACTCAACTCTTTCTGTAGTTGGTGGTGGAACTGAAGCCACTGCAATGCGTGTGACAATTGCTTCTGATTCTACTGGTGTACTTTCCGTAGATGATAATGGTGGATCACTGACTGTAGATGGTACAGTTGCCGCAACCCAATCAGGAACTTGGTCAACAAGAACACAAGACGGGGCAGGCAACGCCACAACATCGCACTTGGCAGGATCTTCTAGAGGTCTAGACGTAGCAATCATTGATGGTTCAGGTAATCAAATTACTTCATTCAGTGGAGGCACACAGTATACAGAGGATGCAGCTTCAGCGGGTGGAGAAACTGGAACACTTATGCTCGCAGTACGCAATGATGCTGCTGCTTCCAAAACATCACTTGATGGAGACTACTCAGCAATTGCTGTGGACGCTGCCGGTAGAGTCGGTATAGCAGATCTAGGTGGATCTATTTCTGTAGATGACAATGGTTCATCACTTACTGTTGATGGTACTGTAACTGCCAATGCGGGTTCAGGAACCTTCACTATTTCAGGAGCAGTTACCAACACTGTTCTTTCTGTAGTAGGTGGTGGTACAGAGGCTACTGCTCAAAGAGTGACTATTGCATCTGACTCAACTGGCGTACTGTCTGTAGATGACAATGGTGGTTCATTAACAATAGATAATGCTGCACTATCTGTAACTGGTGGTGGTGTAGAGGCTTCCGCATTAAGAGTCACCATAGCTAACGACTCTACAGGACTTATTTCTGTAGACGATAATGGATCTTCACTGACTGTCGATAATTCTGGTACCTTTGCTGTACAGGATTCACAGACTATAACTGATAACGCAGGATTTACCGATGGAACATCTAAGCTGTCAATGTCTGGATACATTTATGATGAGGTTGCAGGTACAGCATTAACAGAAAACGATGCAGCAGCAGCTAGAATCAATGTAAATAGAGCCCAAGTAGCAACAATAGAAGATGGAACTACTAGAGGTAGATACGCAACTGTTTCTGCTGCTAATGCACTCAAGGTTGATGGTTCAGCAGTAACTCAGCCTGTATCTATTGCCGCAGCCGTCCCTGTAACAGATAACTCAGGCTCTTTAACAGTAGATGCTCCGGTTGCTACCCCTGTATTCGTAAGACTTTCTGACGGCGCAGCAGCTATCTCAGCTTTACCTGTTACAGACAATGGAACAACACTTTCAATTGATGACGGTGCTGGTTCATTAACTGTAGATGGAACTGTTGCGGCCACACAGTCAGGCACATGGAATATCACAAACGTTTCTGGAACAGTGTCATTGCCTACTGGTGCTGCTACTGATGCAACTCTTACTGGTGGTACAGTAAAAGCTATTGCTAGGGGTGGCGCCAAAGGTTCAACCACAGCAGCAGATGTTACTTCAACAGCTTCGGGAGCAAATCACCAAGGACTCGATGTAGTTATCTACGATACATCAGGTAACCCGATCACATCTTTCGGTGGAGCTACGCCGCTTGTAGATAATGCGGGCTTTACAGACGGAACTTCAACAGTCACACCTATTGGTATGATCTACGATGAAGTTGCGGGTACTGCACTTACTGAAAATGACGTAGCTGCTCCTCGTATCAATGCCAAC